CTTCTGAAAGGGGGTTGTTCTCGGGTCGGGTGTTGCTCCTAATGCCCTAATGCTGGAGAAAGTCCAAGCGCGTGGCGCTTCGACGTTGGCGGTGGAGATGATCGCCAGCTACGGAATGCCGGTAGGCAAGGAAGTGTTCGAAACCTGCCTATGGATTGGTCGTTTCGTCCAGGCATGGCACGCCCCGGAGTTGGTCAAGCTGGTCTACCGGAAGGACGTGAAGATGCATATTTGCGGCACCACGAAGGCGAAGGACGGAAACGTCCGCCAAGCAATTATCGATCTCTACCCGGCATCAGGGGGTGGGGCGACCCCCCAAATCGGCACCAAGGCCCAGCCAGGCCCCCTATACGGGGTGTCCAGCCACGCATGGCCGGCTATCGGGGTGGCTTTGACCATCCAGGCGCAGCAAGGAGCGATGTGATGGAAGACCTACGCAAATGGGAGTTCCGCGACCCGATGCAGGTGGTGATGAGCAAGCAGCAGGCCGCCATCAACCGATCCTGCGCTGGCTGTGCCCATGCCAAGACGGTAGAGACGCCATTCGGCGACACGCTGAGCCGATGCCTGAAGGGCAAGCCATACGGGAAGAAGTGCAACCGCTACGAGGTGGCCAATGGATAACAGTCTGCCGCCGTGGGTAGAGGACGAGATCCACAACTGGGCTCGCGCGCAGTGGGAAGGAGAGTGGCCGGGACCGGGGCGGCCAGTCCATGAAGAGCCGGCTGTCTGCGCGTTCCCGCCCGAGCCAGGCCACGAAGACGACGATGAGCCGGCGCGCATTCCCGTTAACCACGACCGTGCGCGCAAGGTGAACCGCCTCTATGAGGCGTTACCACTGGCGGAACAGCGTGTGATCCAGGCGGAGTACACGCGACGCAACGAGTACGGCGACTTGCCTCCGCACCTACGCCAGGACAAGGCGTGCCGCGTGATCGGGATCGCGCTGCCTTACTACAAAGTGGCGCTGGGCAGTTTCAAGCAGCAGGTATGGAGGATGTTCGAATGAAGTACGCGCACGAAGTTATCGACCTGCTGGGGGCTTTCCCGGGACGTCGGTTCAAGATGCGGCAGATCATTAACCATGTGGCGCCGAGGGCAGATCAGCGCCAGCGCGCTGTGGTCCGCACTGGCGTGTGGCGCGTCCTGGTTGCTTTGGAAGAATCCGGTCAGATCGCCAGCACCCGAGACGAGGTGGAAAGCCGAGTCCATGTCGAGTACTGGTGGGAAACCATAACATCGACTTCTGGAAAAGCATTTCAGAAACCATCACAATACGTGCGGGAACTTGCGCCTTGAAGAAGAGCGATGAACACGAGAACGTGTTTCGCGCCAAAGCGCTAGTGTCCATCCGCTCAGCTTCATTCACGGACCAAGGAGTTTGGTCAAGTCTGTAATAGCGTTCCCTAAGCCAACGATCGACTTGGCGGTGTTGGTTGCCTTATTCGCGGCGGCGGTTGTTCGGTCGATAAAGCTCACCAACTTTTTCAGCACTGTAGTTTGAGTTTTATCACCGCTGTCCACCGCTTCCTTGAGCACCTCGACGTCGCTATGAAGAGCTCCGACAGATCGCTCAAGAGATTCTCTGATCTTCTCAACCCCACCAATTGAATACAGGTTGATAGATCGTTTAATCCCTTCAAGGTGCTTTTCGATCGCAGTCTTCAGTTCCAAAGGCACGTCATCCTGCCCTAGTAGAGTCTCTAATTCGCGGATAAGGTCAGTCATTTCCGACAGGTCTTCATCGGAAATCTGGCTTTCGACTTTTTCCAAGACTGCTGACGACCAAACCAAGCTCACGAATGTTAGCTCGTCCAGCGCATGTGTCACACTGGCCCAGGGGTTGCTGAAGTTCCCAATAGACAAGGCAGATTTAACTTGGTGGATTGCATGCTTGTACCCTCGCGGGAGAATGCCGCGGCTTTTCAACTGTTTCTGCAGTTTTGTTGCTTGTTCATCTGCCTCGATCAGGTATTCAGAAACTGTTATTGCGTTCCACCCGTCTCGGCCTGTGTGCTTTTGAAGTAGCGGCTTCCATTCGTCCAGTGCGCTTTTAGATCCAGGCGTGGTGATTCTATGTGCCTGAATGGCCTCCATAAGCGCTAATAGACGAGCTGCAGAGTTTTTGACGGAAGGCATATTCTTGCTGCATTAGTTGTGGAAAGGGGCTTATAGCATATTGTTACAGATGATGTCTGTTCAAGGTTAGAGCTGCCCATATAAGGAAATAAACAAATGGCGCTGACAGACAAACAGCGCCGCTTCGTGGATGAGTACCTCGTTGACCTCAACGCCACGCAAGCGGCGATAAGGGCGGGGTATAGCCAGAAGACTGCCTCATCCCAAGGCGAACGCCTGTTGAGGAATGTTGAGGTTTCCCAGGCCGTCCAGGACTCGCAGGCGAAACGGTCGAGCCGAGTACAGGTGGACGCCGACTACGTCCTGCGCCGCCTGGTAGAGATCGACCAGATGGACGTGCTGGACATCATGCGCGAGGACATGTCTCTCAAGCCGGTGTCTGAGTGGCCCCTGGTGTGGCGCCGGTATCTGTCCGGCTTTGACCTCGGAGAGATGTTCGAGGGCCGCGGCGAAGAGCGGGAAATGATCGGCATCCTGAAGAAGATCAAGTGGCCGGACAAGGTGAAGAACCTTGAGTTGCTTGGGCGCCATGTGGGCGTAAGGGCGTTCCGCGATCAGGTGGAGCACATGGGTAAGAACGGCGGCCCGATGGAATTTGCCACTCTGTCCAAAGAGGAATACCGTCAGGCCCGCCGCGAGATGCTGGCGAATGACGACTGCTGACCAGCGTGACTATGCCCGACGCCTAGAGTGCGAGGAAGACGGGCTGTATTTCGCCCGGTACTTCTTCAAGCAGCGCATGGGCAACAAGATGATCGTTGCCCCGCACCACAAGGTTATCCAGGACACGCTGGACCGTGTGGTAAGCGGTGAGATTACGCGCCTGATCATCAATATCCCGCCCGGGTACACCAAGACAGAGCTCGCGACGATCAACCTGATTGGGCGCGGCCTGGCGCTGAACAACCGCGCCCGGTTCATGCATCTGTCGTACTCGCACAACCTGGCGCTGCTGAACTCCAGCACGGCGCGCGGGGTCATCAAGTCGCAGGCCTATCAGGCAATGTGGCCGATGGCGCTGAAGGACGACGCCGACAGTAAGGCCATGTGGTGGACTGAGCATGGCGGCGGCGTGTACGCCTCGTCGGCAGCCGGCCAGGTCACAGGCTTTCGGGCTGGCCACATGGAACCGGGCTGGCAAGGCGCGCTGATCATTGACGACCCGGTCAAGCCCGACGACGCATATAGCGACACGGTCCGGGGCGGCATCAACGACCGCTTCAACGAGACGATCAAGTCCCGCTTGGCGATCGAGACGACGCCGATGATCGTCATCATGCAGCGCATCCACTATCAGGATCTCAGCGGATACTTGCTGCGGGGCGGGTCCGGAGAAAAGTGGCATCACCTGAATCTCCCGGTGATCATCGACAACAGCGATCCTTACCCGAGCGAGAACACGCACGGGATACCGATTTCGCACGGCCTGCCTGACGGATGGCTGTGGCCCTACAAGCACAACGAAACCCACCGGACGGCGCTCTTTGCCCACCGCCGCACTGCCGAAGCTCAATACATGCAGCGGCCGCGCCGGTTCAATGCCGAGGGCGCTTTGTGGACTGAGGCGTTGATCGCCGCGGCGCACGCGCTCCAGATTCGACATGACCGGAATCGAACTGTGGTTGCGATCGACCCGCAGGCAACGAACAGCGACGAGAGCGACGAGACCGGCATTGTGGTTGCCAGCTCCTACGGCGCTGGCGATGCCAAGCAATACTCGGTCGATGGCGACTACAGCGGCAAGTTCTCCCCTAACGGCTGGGCAACCAAAGCAATGGGCGCCTACGACCAGCACCGCGCCGACGCGATCGTCATAGAGACGAACCAGGGAGGCGACATGGCCGAAGAGACTTTGCGCAATGCAGGTTTCAAAGGCCGCATCGTTCGCGTGCATGCCAGCAAAGGCAAGTACGCCCGGGCCGAGCCCATATCGGCGCTGTACGAGCAGGGAAGGGTCGCCCATCAAGGCAGCCTCTACCTACTTGAGAACCAACTTATGGAATACGTCCCTGCCACCGCGAAGAAATCGCCCGACCGGCTGGACGCAATGGTCTACGCACTCACAGAGCTCGGTGGCGCCAAGCCCATCGGCATGCTTCTCCCAGGACGGTAAATGGCAATCTTCAAGGTCACGCAGCGCGATAGTGGCAAGTCCATGGTCGTGCGGGCGAAGTGCGTCTCGTGCGCGCGCACCGTGGCTGTCGAGAATGCCGGGGCCGAGGGTACAGCCGTCTGGCGCGACCCGGATCAATCGAGCGTTGACCTAGTGCGCCACGACGACAGGCCCGGCCTGATTCTCAAATCGGAATGAGCATGTCAGACACGAACAACAGCGAACAGCTTCAGTTGGCGGTGAATGCCGCACTGAGCCAGGCGCAGATCGCTCGCGCCCGTATGGGCCTGCTGGGCGGCCAGGGGATCGACAACAAGCGGCCCCAGGCCTGGTGTGAGTACGGATTCCCCGAAGAGATCGAGTTTTCCGACTTCTACGCGCTGTATCGCCGTGGCGGCATCGCTCACGGCGCCATCGGAAAGATCACGTCCGCGTGCTGGAAGACGAATCCTTGGGTGATCGAGGGCGACGACCAGGACAACGCGACCGATGAGACCGCATGGGAGCGCGGCAACAAGCAGGTCTTCACGCCGAAGTTCTGGCGGGCGGTGGCCGAGGCGGACAAGCGCCGTCTGGTGGGTCGTTACTCGGGCCTGCTGCTGCAAGTGCGCGACAGCGGTCGCTGGGATGAGCCCATCAAGCGCAAGGGCTCGCAACTGGTCAAGATGATCCCGACCTGGGCCGGAAGCCTCAAGCCGGCAGGGTTCAACACCAACGCGCAGGACGAGGGATACGGCACTGTCTCCAAGTGGCAGTACACCGAATACGGGATGGAAGGGAATGCTGGGCGCAAGGTGGATATCCACCCTGACCGCGTGTTCATCCTGGGCGATGCCTCATGTGATGCCATCGGTTTCCTGGAGCCGGCCTACAACGCCTTCGTCAGCCTGGAGAAGGTTGAAGGTGGCTCGGGCGAATCGTTCCTGAAGAACGCCTCGCGCCAACTGTCGGTCAGCTATGACAAGGAAGTGGACTTGGGCAGCATCGCCCAGGCCTATGGCGTTTCGCTGGACCAGTTGCAGGCGCGCTTCAATGAGGCGGCCCGTGAGGTCAACCGCGGCAACGACGCTTTGCTGGTCACGCAGGGGGCCACGGTCAACCCGCTGGTTACCGCCGTTGCTGACCCCGGCCCGACGTACAACGTCAACCTACAGACGGCCGGCGCCGCGCTGGACATCCCCAGCAAAATCCTGGTCGGCATGCAGACCGGCGAGCGCGCCAGCTCCGAAGACCAGAAGTACTTCAATGCACGCTGCCAATCGCGGCGTGCCGATTTGGGTATGGAGATCCACGATTTGGTGGGGCACCTGACGCGCATCGGCGTGGTCAAAACCATATCCGAATACACGGTGATGTGGGACGACCTTACCGAAGCCACGCAGGCCGACAAGCTGGGCAACGCCAAGGTGATGAGCGAGATCAACCAGACCGCTCAGAGCTCAGGCGCAGAGGTCTTCACCGCGGATGAGATCCGCGAGGCGGCAGGATACGACCCCAGCGACGACCCCGAGCCATTGCCCGACGAAGACGAGGACGACGATGGCTCGATCACCGATCCTGCCGAGTAATCAGGCAGACCCTACAGGGGTAGATCGGCTGGAGCGGGGCGCCATGAAGGACTTTGATCGGCGCACGCGACGGATTCGGAATGGCTACGTTGAAGCGCTTGGCCGTATTCCAGCCGAGCCGGTGGTGAACAAGCGCTATACGTTTCGCCTTGATCAGGCGCTGCTGTCGTCGATCTTCGCTGACACAGACCGACTCGTTGACGAGATCCTGCTGGAAGGCGGCGAGCGCAACCTTTGGCTGTTCGAATCGTATGTGGGCGTCGCGTATCAGCGCGGCACAGCGCAGGAGTTCGCCAACCTTGGCCAGCAGTCGCCGGCCTACAAGGCGGGGCGTGACTCTCTGCAAGCGTTGCTCAGATCCGAGCCCTACCAAGCGCGTCTGTCCCTGGTGAGAGCGCGCCAGTTTGAGGAAATGAAAGGTCTGTCCGGTCAGGTCAAGGCGGACATGTCCCGCATCCTGTCCGATGGTATCGGCCGGGGCTTGAACCCGCGCGACATCGCCAGGAATTTGACGGAGCAGACGGGCATAGAGGCCCGCCGCGGTCACCGCATCGCACGTACTGAAGTTCCGATGGCCCTACGCCGTGCCCGCTGGGACGAGCAAGATCAGGCCCAGGAAGATTACGGCACCCAGGCGAAGCTGATGCACATGTCTGCACTCAGCCCGACCACGCGCCTGACGCATGCCCGCCGGCACGCGAAGCTGTTCACCAGCGAAGAAACCCGCGAGTGGTACGCACGCGACGCCAACGCCATCAACTGCAAGTGCAGCCAAGTATCGGTCCTGGTGGACGAGAAGGGCGAGCCCCTTGTGCCTGCGATTGTCGACCGGGCGCGCAAGAACTACCAGGTGATGAAAGACAAAGGCAACGGCCCCTGGGCCGATGACAAGGAATAGCCATGCCGATGCAGGTAAACATCCGCACGCAGGTCAACAGCAAGTCCATCCGCCGCGAGCAGCACAACGGCCGTGATCACATCGTCATCCCGAGCTACACGATGCCGTTTGACGTAGTCATGAACGGCGGTCTGTATCCGAAAGACCAGATCGTCGCCAACTACAAGAAGCTCGAAGGGACGCTGGCGCCGCTTGGTCACCCGACCGTAAACGGCGCGTTCGTGTCGGCCTTTTCTCCGGAAGGCATAAACCTGGGGCATATCGGCGCCTGGAACCGCAACACGAAGCTTGTCGGCAACCGCGTCTACACGGAAAAGTGGATTGACGTGGAGGTCGCACAGAACTCGGAGGGCGGCCGACGCGTGATTGAGCGCGTAGAGCAGCTTGAGAAGGGGGAGGGTGAGCCGGTGCATACCAGCGTCGCCGTCTTCCTGGAGCGTGAGCCCGCCGTCAACGCCGATGGCTACGAATGGACCGCCAAGATCCACGGCATCGACCATGACGCCATCCTTCTTGACGAGCCAGGCGCCGCCACCCCAGAGCAGGGCGTGGGCCTTATGGTCAACGCGGACCAGGCCAAGCCGCTCCATGTCAATGCCGGAGCGCTGGTGGGCGAATCCTTCCGAGAGCGCGAGAACCGCATCCAGGCCGCCGCCAAGACGCGCTTCGCCCCGGGTTCCGAGGATTACGTCTGGGTTGCCGATTTCACCGATACCCAGGCTGTCCTGGTGCGTAACGGCGGCGTGGCCGAAGTCTACGGATATGCCACCGAGGGCGGAAAAATCGTCTTCGATGACGTCGGCTCCCCGGTGGTCCGTCAAGAATCCTGGGTCACCACCGTAGTGAACAGCGTCAAACGAATTTTCAACCATCAGGCTCGGCCTGATAACACTCTGGAGGGCAATATGCCTCTGACCGCTGAAGAAAAGGCCGAGCTGACCACCGATATCAGCAAAGCCGTCGCCGCCAACGTGGCGGAACAACTCAAGCCTCTGACCGCCAAGGTTGAGGGCTTGGAGACCAACCACAAGGCCCTGTCTGACGCCCTGACCGCCAACGCCAAGGCCGAGGAAGCTGACAAGCGTAAGGCCGTGGCCGAAGTGCATGGTGACATCGTCGCCAATGCGCTGCATGGCGAGCCCTTGGACGCCATGTTCAAGGCGCTGGGCACTGCTGCGCCGATCACCAACGGCCAGGTTGCCGATTCCGGCAAGCCGCGCTTCGACGAAGTCCCGGAATAAGGAGGCCAGATCATGGCTGTGAAATGGAACAAGATTTACCGTGGCGGCGTTCATCGCACCACCCCCGAAACGCGCGAAGTGAACGCGCCGGCCACGGGCACCTTTCTGCCCGGCACGGCGGTCACGATCACCTCTGCCGCCGGCGATATGACCATTCAGAAAGGGATCACTGGTGAGCGGGACTTCTGGTACCTGATCGGCGAGCAGTTGCACGGCACCGTGGACGACAACCAGGTGGGCGGCGGCTCGTCTGTGCGCTTGTAC